TAAAAATGTATGGTGTTGACGTTCATTATATTCCTAGAAAATATATAACCGAAAATACTATAATAAAGGAAGTAATAGAATCTAAATTTGATGAGGCATATCCAATAGAAGCTTACGTTGAATCATATAATGGGTATGAAGGTGCCGGAGATATTATGAGTAAATTTGGTGTTCAAGCTTTGGATGATTTAGTCTTAGTAATATCGAAAGAACGATATGAAAGTTATATAAAACCATTAATAGAGGGAAAAAATAATATAAAATTATCAAGTAGACCAAAAGAAGGAGATCTTATATATTTTCCCCTAGGTGATAGATTATTTGAAATCAAACATGTAGAACATGAAAAACCATTTTATCAACTTCAAAAAAACTATGTGTATGAATTGAGATGTGAATTGTTCAGATATGGAAATGAAGTAATAGATACTGGAGTGGATGATATAGATCTTACGGTTAAAGATCAAGGTTACATCAAAACTCTAAAACTATCTGGAATTGGATCAACAGCAACTGCCGTTTGTACCGTGTTTGATAAAGGAGTTAGAAAAGTAATTATTACAAACAGGGGGACTGGATATACTAGTACACCAAAAGTCACTTTTTCAAATAGTATATCTGGAACAACTGCGGTTGGTGTAGCAACAATGATTGGTGGACTAATCGATTATTGTGAGACGGACTCTTCATTGCTTAGAGTTCAAGGAGTTGAAATTATAAATCCAGGATACGGATATACAGTAACTCCACTTGTAAAATTTAGTGGTGGAGGAGGGTCTGGAGCTGCTGCTATTGCAGAGATAGAGGACGGTGTTGTTGGAATAATTACGATAACAAATCCAGGATCTGGATACATAGAATTACCAACAATAACATTTGATCCCCCACTTTCTGGAATAGGAACAGCAGTTGCTAAAGCATATGTTAGTGCGGCTGGAACCATATCAGAAATTAGAATCATCGATGCTGGAATTGGATACACCACACCACCAAACATAGTGATATCGGATCCATATTTCCCAGTTGGTGGAACATATAAGATAGGTGAAGAAGTGATCGGATCTATAAGCGGAACAAAAGCATTAGTTAAATCCTGGAATTCAAAAACATATGAGTTAAGTTTATATCAAATAACTGGAGAATTTAACAATAATGATGAAATTGTCGGGCAAACTTCAGGATCTTCATACAAAATGAAATTATCTACAAGTTATGAAAAATTAAGATCAAATGATCCATTTGCAGACAATGAAAATATACAAATAGAATCTGATGGTATTTTAGACTTTTCTCAAGTAAATCCTTTTGGCGACCCATAAACTATGTTAAATATATTAAGGACTAATTAATAAAAATGTTTGAATATTTTTACAACGAGATATTGAGAAAAACCGTAATTGGTTTTGGATCGCTATTTAATGAGATAAGTATTAAAAAATTTGATAATTCTGGGAATGTAACTTCAGTTACAAAAGTTCCTCTTGCTTATGGACCTACACAAAAGTTTCTTGCAAGATTGGAACAACAACCAGACTTAAATAAACCAGTTCAAATGTCTCTTCCCAGAATGTCATTTGAATTGGTTGGTATTAGTTATGATTCGAGTAGAAAAGTTACCACTACACAAACATTTTTATCAAAAAATATTGATGATGGTAAGGACATAAGAAAAAATTACATGCCCGTACCATATAATGTTAGATTTGAGTTAAGTATAATGACTAAATTTAATGATGATATGTTGCAAATAATTGAGCAAATTTTACCATACTTTCAACCACAATATAATCTAACAGTAAATTTAATTGAACAGATTGGAGAAAAAAGAGATATTCCAGTTTTATTGGATAATGTATCAATGCAAGATGATTATGAAGGAAATTTTGAAACTAGAAGAGCTTTAATATACACATTATCTTTTACAGCTAAAACTTACATTTTTGGTCCTATTTCAGATACTTCATCAAAAGATATTATCAAAAAGTCTACAATTGGTTTTATTGCTGGTGGAGAATCTTCAGAAAGAAGAAGAGATGTTGTATATTCAGTAGGTCCAGTTGCTACTAAGAGTTATTCAGAATCAAATACAACTACAATAAGTAATGATTTATTGATAGCAGAATCTTCAGTAAATGTAGGTTCATCTTCTGGAATAACATCTGGATCATTCATATCAATAAATGACGAAACATTAAAGGTAGAATCTATTAGTGGAAATACTTTATTTGTGATAAGAGGTTGGTATGGAACTACTATAGTAGATCATCCATCAGGATCTGGAGTAAAACTTATAACTGAAGAAGATAATTCTCTAATAGAAGCTGGTGATGATTTTGGGTTTGATGGAGGATTCTTGTAAATTTTATGAAAAACAAAGAAGAAAAATTTAATTCTTTAAATGAAACATTCAACGTATCCGGAGAAATAGTTTCATCTGAGGTTGAAACAAAAATAGATTCAATAAAAGACACAGTTTCTGAGTTGAATGATATAAAAAAAGACTATGAGTATACTAGAGGAAACTTATATTCATTGATTGAAAAAGGTCAAGAAGCTATAAATGGTATATTAGAACTCGCACAAGAAAGTGAAATGCCTAGAGCATATGAAGTTGCAGGGCAATTGATAAAAAATGTTGCAGATGCTACTGATAAACTAATGGAGTTGCAGAAAAAACTCAAAGATGTTGAAGAAAATACGACAAAAACTACAAACAACGTAACAAATGCATTATTTGTAGGATCAACTGCAGATTTAGCTAAACTATTGAAGACGAATCAACAGCAAAACAATAAATAATTTTATTCAAAAAGAGAAAAAAAAATGAGTGTTCCCGCAGTAACAACATTATCAATATACAGAGGAACAGATTTTGAAAAAAAAGTTTCTATAGGATTAACTACTTTAAATGCATCATCGCAAACAGCTACTGCAAAAATAAGAAAACACCAAACTGCTGAAGATTTTTATAGTTTTGATACATATATTGATGAGAGTGATAATTCTATTCTAATTTCAATGGGAAGTACAATTACCACCAATTTGACTTTAGGTAGAAATTATTTTGATATAATCATCGAAAATAATTCTTCAAATAAGATAATGAAATTGGTTGAAGGGACGATTATTGTAAGTCAAACAGTATCAGCATAATTAAAATGAATTTCATATCTCAATTAATGTTAATGTCTTCTGCTATAATATCTGCTTCTCCAGCAGATGATGAGCAGGTTTTTGAAACTCCAGGAACTTATAGTTGGATAGCACCACCAAAAGTAAGAAGTATTAGTGTAGTTGCGATTGGTGGAGGAGCAACACCGAGAGTTGAAACTGGAGCATATCCTGGGGGAGGTGGTGGAGGATTAGCATATGGTAATAATGTTCAAGTGACTCCCGGAGTAAGTTATACAGTTGTAGTTGGTGCTGGTGGTCAAAGTCAAGGATCTAGCACATCTATAATATCAGGTATAAATGGCGGATATTCTAGTTTTAGTAATGGATCATCTACAATAATAGGATATGGTGGATTATTAACTGGAGTTGGTGGTTCTTATGATGGAGATGGTGGTGGAAATGGTGGATCATCTACATTTAATGGTTGTGGTGGGGGTGGTGCTGGTGGTTATTCCGGATCTGGCGGAAATGGTGGTGCTGGAGGTTCAAATTCCGCCGGATCTAATGGTTCAAATGGATCTGGAGGTGCTGGAGGTGGTGGCGGAGGATCATGGGCACAAACTTACTTCTCAACATCACCACAACCAGCAAGATCAAGTTCTGGCGGAGGAACTGGAATATTTGGTCAAGGAACAAATGGGATAGGTGGTAATGGAGCAAGTGGTCCAACATCAGTAAATAATGCTACTCCATCTACAGGTGGTAGTAATGGTTCTCTTGGTGATCTTAATGGTGGAGTATATGGTGGTGGGGGTAGATCAGGATTTTTAAGATTTGGATCGCCAACTCTATTTCTTGCTGGTGGATCTGGAGCAAATGGATCTGTTCGTATAATATGGCCAGGAAATGTTAGGGCATTTCCTTCGATAAATACACAAGAGATATAGGAGAAATTTAGGATGTTAATTCAATTGGATAATGGAGTTCCATTTGGAAATCCAGTGGATGAAAAAAATTTTAGAATGCTTTTTAAAAACACATCATTTCCAGATTTTTTGACTCCAGATGTAGTTGAACCGTTTGGATTTGGAGTTTATGAATATACTTCTCCTCCAGAACCTAAAAGATTTACAAAAGTTGTAGAAGATATTCCAAAAAAAGGAGAGGGTGGAATATTTTATCAGACTTGGAAAGTAGTTTCCATGACAGATACTGAAATAAGTGCTGTTACGAAAGAAAAAGAAGCTGAAGTTAGAAGTGATAGAAATATGAAATTATTCATGTCTGACTGGACTCAAGCAAATGATGTTTTAGCTTATTTTTCTAATGATTTTGTAAATGAGTGGGCAGACTATAGAAATAATTTGAGAAATATAACGAAACAAAAAGAATTTCCTTGGAACGTTAAATGGCCTTTGCCTCCAACTATTGATAAATAAGATATAGTAAAAACAAATTCGTGTAAGTAATGTCATCATTATACGTAGATACAATAAGAAACAAAGACGGTAATGGAGCTCCAGTTTTTGATAAGGGTATTGTTATTTCTGGAATCATTACAGCATCTGGATCTCTCAGTGGAGATAATGTAGGGATTGGATCAACTACTGTTATAGATTCATCTTTCGAACTTCAAAATATATTATCATTAGATTCTATAACGTTAGCAACTTTTGAATCGGCATTAGAAATAGAACCAAATAATTTTAATAGTCTGAATATTTCGGGAGTTAGTACATTTTCTGGTGACATTTTTGCACAAGCAAACGCATATGTAGTAGAAACATTAAGTTCTAAAAGAGTTGCTGGATTTGCTTTATCAGCATCAGATTCTTTTTACTCCATTGGAGTATCTACAGCAACTTACTTACAAGGAACACATTTAAATTATTCTGGAATCTCTACATTATCACATCCTAGAGGAATAAATCTAGAATACACTGGTATTTCAACTCTTACAAATGCAAGAGGAACATCATTATATTTTAGCGGAATTAGTACTGCAGATCACCTAAGATCCACAACATTTAATTCTAGTGGTGTTTCTACAGTAACTTATTTACAAGGTACAAATCTAAATTACTCTGGTATTTCAACAATAGTTAGTTTATTAGCAAATAGTGTAACTGGTACTTCATTAACTGCTACAAATGCAAACATACCAAATTTATCAGCAAGTAGCATAACTGGTACTTCATTAACAGCAACTAGTGCAAATATTGCAACATTAAGAGTAAACGCTGCAATAACTACAACATCAAATGTTCAGACTTTAAACGCAGTCTCTATTGCAGCAACTACATTAGATGGTGATAGTATTGTTGGACTAGCAGCAACTATTACAAACTTAACATCAACTTCTTTTGGAACACAATCAGCAACGATTGCAATTGGTACTGCTACGGTATTTAACCCAACGACTCTGAATGCAACAAACGTAAATACATTAAACGTATCAAGTACAGGAATTGTAACTTCAACAGAATTCCATACTGGACCATCAGCAACTTCAATAAGAGTATTGTCTGATAGAATTACAGGACCATCTGAAATTGTAATTGATCCAGCGTCAACAGGATCTACCGGACGAGTAAGAATTGCTGGAGATCTTTATGTCGATGGTGAACAAACTTATATAAATTCAACTGCTATTGAACTAGCAGACTTTAATGTAGGTATAGCAACAACTGTAGCAACAAACTCTTTACTCGATGGAGCTGGAATTGGTATTGGTTCCACTGGAATTCGTAAAACTATAACATGGAATAATTCTTCAACTTCTCTCAAATCTAGCGAAAATTTAGATGTTGCTTCAGGAAAGACATATAAAATTAATGGAACAGATGTTCTTTCATCAACAACTCTTGGAACTGGTGTTACAATTTCATCACTAACAT